CCAAGATTTTTTGGTTCACCAAGTCCAGCAGAATAGGAGTAGTCATGCCACTTAAACAAGGTAGTAGTCAGAAAACCATTTCTGCCAACATTCGCAGAGAGATGAAGGCGGGTAAACCGCAAAAGCAAGCTATTGCTATTGCACTCACGACAGCACGAAAAGTCAAAAGAAAGGACAGAAAATCATGAAAGACCAATCCAACACAATGGGTAAAGCAATGACAAAAAGTGAAATTGACCGCATGGCTCGCCAAGGTGGTGAGAATGAGGTTCGTGCTTCTGAGGACTACAACCGTCAGATGAGAAACTTATTTGGTGCAACCATGACTAGAAACGAAATGAAACGCTCTGCCCCCCGCAAGACGAAGCGATGAGTAGGAAAAAGCCTGAGAAGGGTATAAACCCTGCGCTAGAGAAAGCTATCAACGAGTTGATGGCTGCTGTCATGCTTGACCCTACCGCCTCCATAACCGACAAGATGAAGGTTATAGACCGTGCCTTAAAGCTAGAAGCCTTGAAGATGAAGGATGCTGACGAGGGGTACGGTGCAGGGTTATTTGGTGACGATGACGAGGAGACATGATAATATGGTTATTCCATTATTAGAGAGGGAAAATCATGGAAGCAACCGCAATCATTCGCCTAGCGTTAGGGGTCATCTCAGACCGCTTAATTACCATTCTTGCTCTGCTCACCTCCTTTGGTCTGGGCTGTTGGGTTATGTGGGAACCAAAGTGGGAGAGGGTGACAACTCTTGCAATTTATGTAATATTCAGCTATCTGCTGGTGAGGATAAAGGAGAAAAAACATGGACATGATTCCGAAAGTCAAGACAACTAAGTTACAGGCTCAAGTTGGCACTGGTATCACACAGAACAAGATGTGTGTGCCTGGTGACTTCACCCCTGGCAAACTCCCCGCAGGTGGTTTCCAGTCCGTCTGGAACTTCAAAAACAACGTGCCTAACGATTACTTTACCCGTAAGGAATCGCCTACCTCTGGTGGTGGTGGAAAGGTTTACTGATGGCTAACAACATACCTTTTCAAGTACAAGGTAAAACAACCCGTATTAACGTAACCACTACGGCTAATACCGTATCTATTCTGTCTGACAGTCCGTGTAATCAGGTCAGGATACACAACGGTACAGCCGCAGATGTGTTTGTTCGTTTAGGAACTGCAAGCACAGAAGATGCGGTTATTCCTGTTGCGGGTACACCTGCTTACGGCTTTGTCATTCACAACAACGCAACCGTGATAATGACTGCCCCCAAGCAATGTTCTAATGTTGCTGCCTTATATGTGTCTGCTATTGTTGCTTCTGGCACAGCAACTTTATATGTGACCCCAGGAGAGGGTCTGTAAATTGACCCGATAAGCATCCTCTTTGCTGCCAACGCCTGTGTAGCGGCAATCAAAGAAGGGTGCGAACTCTATAAGCAAGCAAAAACCTCCTTTATGGAGGTCAAGGCCACAGTTGATGAAGCTGTTGGCATTGCCAAAGAAGTGCATGGTTTCTGGGGAAAGCTGGCGCAGATGTTTGCTGGTGACAGCAAGCCTACGCCTGTTGCCAAGCCTGTAGCCAAGAAGAAAGAGAAGTATGTTGCCGTTGACGAGACTAAGGTCATGTCAGATGTGGTGGCACAACTCACAGAGTTTTTCCGCTTACAAGAGCAACTTGCTACCCACATAAGAGAAGAAGAAGAGAAGAGCCAGACAGTCTACGACCCTGATGCCAACCTGATGGAAGCCGCCCTCAAGAGGGTTATGGCTCAAGACCAGATGGCAGCACTGGAGGTAACTATCAGGGAAACGATGGTTTACCAATCTCCCCCTGAGATGGGAGCCTTGTATTCCAAAGTCTTTGACATGCGGAATGTCATACAGGAAGAGCAGGAAAAGGCTAGACTTAAGCAAGAGGCGCAAGCGAGGTACAAGGCATGGCAACGCAGGGAGGAAAAAAGAAACTTCCAGGCAAACCTAGCGTATCTTCTAGCGACTTTTATATTCCTCCTTTACCTGTGGCTGTTCCTCCTGTTCATAAATCGGCTGGAGAAGACGTAGTGGGATGGATAGCGGCATGTGTGTTGGTTGCTCTTTTGCTGCCTCTTCTGGGTATGTTGTACTTGGATGTGCTAGAAACTAAGCATGAGGCCAAGCAGCAGATAGAAAAGGTAGAAAAGTTAAGACGAGAGGTGGAGAGGAAAAATCGTGAACAAAACCGTAATCATGATTCTGATGGCATTCCTGATGACAGGGTGCGAAGATAGATTCCGTTATCCGTGCCAAGACCCCAAAAACTGGGAGATTGCTGAGTGCAAACCGCCTATTTGCACAGCTACTGGCACTTGCCCAGAACAGTTAAACAAACCTGAACAGGAGAAGAAGTGATGCCTACAGTAGTCAAAAATGTCAGCAATCGCCTGACAGCAGAAGAAATTGAAGTCAGGGTCTGGGCGTTTGTCATCGTGGTACTGGTCAGCATCCTGCTAGGAGCTATGGCTATGTTCCTGTATTCTGTGACCTACGTCACTCAGCCCATGTCTGGCATGGCTCCTATCGACAAGATTTACACAAGCCAGATTAGCACCATCATGGTGTTTATCACTGGTGTGCTTGGTGGTGTGGCTGGCAGGTCAGGAATCAAAGCTGTAGCCACTGCCATCTCAAAGGCAGAAGCTAACGACAATGACGAGCCACCCAAGCCATGAAAGGCTTGTTGTCTGGTCTTGTAGCCTTGTTAATAGCTTTCGGTGGAGGCTATTACTACGGCAAGCATGTTGAGGCAAAAGCCCAACAAGAAGAGGTTGACCGCCTGAATACTGTTGCCAGAGCAAAGGAACAGGCTCTAGCCACGGCTGTAACAAAGACTGCGGATGCACTGAGGAATTCAAATGAAAAAGCCAAACTGGTTGCGAAACAGCGGGATGCTGCTATTGATTCTGGTGCTCTCAAGCTGCGCCTCAAAGCGTCCTGCCCCGTACAAACCCCCACAGATACCGCCTCTGCCACAGGAAGTAGTGGAGGAGAAGCACGAGCCAACATTGACCCAGAGGTTGGAAAAACTCTTTTCGCAATAGCCGAGGAGGGTGATAGAGCTATACAAAAACTCAATGCCTGTATAGACTTATACAACAAAGCTGTTGAATCACAGAAGGAAATCAAATGAACTTGACTGCCAACTTTTCCCTGCATGAACTGACAAAATCTGAGACAGCCCTGCGTCTGGACTTGGACAATACCCCTGATGAACAGGCCACAGAAAATCTGCGTTTGCTGTGCGAGAAAGTCCTGCAACCCGTACGTGACCACTTTGGCAAGGGTGTCAAGGTGAACTCAGGATTCCGTGCTCCAGCCGTGAACCAGGCCACGGGAGGCTCAAAGACCTCAGACCATTGCCTTGGGAGAGCAGCAGATATAGAAATCCCTGGTGTTGCCAATGCTGACTTGGCTCAATGGATTATGGATAACTTGGACTACACACAGCTTATCCTTGAGTTTTATACAGTTGGCATCCCTGACAGCGGTTGGGTGCATGTCAGCTATGACCCTGACAACCTGAAAAAGCAGGAATTGACTGCTACCAAGGTTGCGGGTAAAACTACATATTTGCAAGGATTGGTTGCGTAGGAGTCGATATGGCAAGAAAGAAATTCCCAAATCTATCTGTAGGCAGAGGCGAGAAGCTCTCTGTGAAGAAGGGTGCGGGATTGACTGCCAAGGGTCGTGCAAAGGCAAACAGAGCAACAGGGAGCAACCTCAAGGCTCCAACCAAAGATACATCCAACCCTCGTCACAAGTCTTTCTGCGCTAGAAGCAGTGGATGGACGGGGGAGCGTGGCAAGGCAGCAAGAAAGAGATGGGGTTGCAGATAATGGCATACACACCAAAAGCCCAACGTGGCTTGTACTACAACATTAACCAACGCAGGGCGGCGGGACTGCCTCCTAAACGCAAGGGGCAAGCTGGTTACCCTACCAAAGAAGCGTTTATCAAGTCGGCACGGACTGCTAAACGTTGACATGAACCTTCTGTAGCTCCACCAACAGGTGAGGGCCGTGATAGCGCATCTCAT